CTACTGCTGATCTTCTACATAAATTCCGGCAGAAATAATCGCTCCGCCGATTCGACGCTTACCATAAAGGAGCGGTACTGGGTAGCCTTGCGCCGCGGTGTTTGTTACACCACCGAATGCGTAGGATGCGCGATTATCTGCGCTTTGTTTGCTGGCTAATCCTGCTGGCTGAGGAGATAGCATCTGGACAATACCACCCGCCATCATAGCTCCACCAGCCATCATTACATTTACACCCCAAGCCTGGGCAAAACCAAATGTAGCAATCGCACCTACTGCAACAATAACAGCACCCAATATTGTCTGAAGTACACCAGCCTTTTTGCTTCCGATGATAACCGGTACAATCCTGACCACTTCACCAGTTACCGGAAACCCTAGGTCATCAACTCCTATGTTTTTCTTTCCTTTAAAAATGGCAAAGGTTAGTCCGCGACGCTTGCTGTTTACCATATAACTTTCAAACCCGGAGATTGTTTTTGCGAGTGCTACACCTGCTTCAGAAACTTTACTGATAAGTCGCCAATGAGTTTTACCAAATATTTTCCCGGGTTCGCCGCCGAGTTCAATTCGAGTCATTACTTCAGACATATAAACCTCTTAAAAATAAAAAACCCCGCCTGAGCGAGGTTATATATAATTGCTGCATTCAAAATGCTGTAGGGTAGATACCAAAATCACCGTTGGTTCCGTAACCAACTCTAAACATCAATACCCCAGTATCTGTCACCTTACCCGACTGTTCGCTCATGCCTCCGCCACACATACCTTTGGGCCAAGCGCTAAAGATATGATCTCCAATTTTGGGATAGACCGTTACCTTTTGAGCTGTGTCTAAGTCTGCAACCTCCTTGCCATCAACATAAACTCGGGTCATGCAGGCGCTGCCCATAAAACCAGAGTCGCGTTTGATTATTACCTTACCAGTCCCTTCTTTTTTAACTAGCAGTGTATTGTTGATAACCTGTTTTGCAGGAACATCCTGTGCTTGTTCATTTGTCACCGGCTTAGTTGCACAACCAGCAACCATTAAGATGGAGGTAAAAACTAAAATTCTTTTCATATCCCTATCCCCTTTGGTCAATTTTGCCAAAAGAGTAGCAGGGATCGAGCGGTAGCAAAACCGAATGTTGTCTTGGTTCACGCGCCCTTTAAATACCGGGGAGATACATCTGTACTTCATCAGCTACGCGCTCCCGTGCTGTGTGTAGAAGCCGCTTGCGGCCACCAACACCCCACTTTGCCATCTGGCTGGCACATTGGCTAATCGCTTTGGTTTCGGTGTTAATCACATGGTCGATTTTGTTAAGGCGTGACATGGCATCTATGCCTTTTCTTATCACCATCTGAAATGTTTCATAGACTTTGATTTCGAACAATGGATTCAGCCATGCTGCATAGCGTATAGCGACCAACTCAAGACCCCAGGTGCCTTGCTCAGTACCACCTTTGACAACTTTGACCGATGCAACTTTCATTGCATCGCTTAATGTTCGTACAAAACGCTTAACCTGCATACTCTGCATGAAGGCACCAGGCCTTTGCGACTCAGTAGCCTGACCGTTTGCTACAGCTGCCGCATGAAGATCGTTCAGGTTATAGCGACCTTCATTATCGACACGAACGGAAATGCCGTTTACAGATACGGTTGGATATTGCATATCGGAATACCTTTTAGTGATGAACCTTGTCGCACAGGAAAACGGCCCCAAGAAGGCTCCGACAGCCAGCCGGTTCCTCAAGGTGCATCCTGAAAGTTTCTTGGTTTGAATTGCGCGTGCGGTGCGCGGTGAAATGCGGGGTTTAAAAAAACCCACCTGAGTGGGCTATAGAAGCGTTTTATATCTGACGATCTTCATCGTCCTTTCCTGCCAGTAGCCACCATACGGCACGCGCTGGCTTAGGTGTCCGTACAGGTGATGCAGCAGCATATTGCCCTCCAGCAGAATTCCCGCGTGATTCCACTTATCGGCCTGGACCTGCATGATCACCATATCGCCGGGTTTCGGTGGCCCGTCGAATTCACGGAATCCGCACTCATACCAGCAATCCTGATAGAAGTTGTCCGGATAGTCGTTTTCCCACCAGGGATAATCCACACGATAATCGTGCAATTCAATGCCATGCGTTTGCCGGAAATAGCTCATTACCAGCCCCCAGCAGTCGAAGTGTCCAAGCACAAACGGACGCTCCAGCAGCGGCAGTTCTCCGCGTGGTTGGATGGTGCGTAAATCCCCCTCCGGCCAGCTCACAATATGCCAGGGTAAAAGCGTTGCGTCGCATTGCGCTTTATCCAGTTCGCTCGGTTGCGTTGTGGCGTCAGGGTGACTGTGAACGATGGCGATCACCGTTCCCCAGTCCTCAGCAGCTGCGTAGTCTTCGATGCAAAGGACAAAATTGTCCTCCGGCGCTTCGGCAAGGTTACGGCATGGGAAATACCGCTCAACACGGCTTTTCTGAGCTACGACTCCACAGCACTCACGAGGATATTCAACTGCAGCATGCGCCATAATCGCATCGATGGTTTTCTGACGCATATCAGCTCCTGATTAATGACGTTCCGGGGAAGCCTCCGAATGGAAGCTCATTACCTTCACCATGACGCAGTTTGCAGGCAGAAAGTGTTCCGTTGCATTCATCAAGTGAAGGGTCGCTTACCGGGTTGTTGTTTTTGTCGAAATAGTTGGTCCCGGCATAATCGCAGCCATCGCCGGTGCGATACTTGTTCCGTATGCACCAGGTGCACAGGGAATGAAGCTGCCGCGTAGGGATCATTAGCCCCTGCAAATCCATAGGGCTGGAAAGCGTGAACTCCACCTGCTCATTCGTTTCTGTGGATTTTGCATCGATGTAGAAGACCTTCAGTTTTTCCTGTGTCGGATCCGCTGAGGGATTACCTTCCTGATAGTTTCTGGCATCCAGGTACTGCGCCAGCGTGTCGTGGATACTGACTTTTGCCTGTAGCAGGTCATCGTATGCCAGGCAAAGCGAAGTGATAGAGCTGTCCAGATTAGCCACTGTCAGTTTTGGCTGAGGACTGGTACCGTCAGTGGTGGCTTCAATGCCTTCCACCTGACACGGCCAGGCCTTATATTCCTGCCCCTGCCACCAGATAGACTTCGCGGGTAGTTTACTTTCATCACCACCAGCAGCATCAATCTCCTCTGGGGTGTGCGCGATATTATGCGAATGAAAATTCAGGACATCTGACATGCCGAACGCCGTACCGTCGACAGAAAAAAGCCGGACGTGATTGCCCGGCTCAAGCTTTTGATAATCTGCATTAAGACTCATGGTGCGAACGCCTGCTCGAAGGTTGCTGTAATGGTCATCACTTTGACGTTTTTCAGCGACTGTTTCAGGCTGTCAGGTTCGACACGCCACAACGCTTTATCACCGAAAGGTGGTGTGAAGATAAACGACTTCGTTTTGTGTCGGCGCAGAAAAGCATGTATCTGCATCGCGGTTTGTGGATCACCGGAAAACGAAAACTCATAGGTGAGCATTTCGTCATTCAGCCCAGACCCACTGACCTGGGCATAACCATCCCCAAATTGCGCTTTTCGCACCGAGTCTTTACTGCCGAGCGTGGGCTGGCTGGATGCCTTAATGCCCCAGGTGAATGTCTCTAAAGCCATAAATTTTACCTGCGATTATTGGCATTCCAGATGAGTCCGCCAGGACGGATAGCCTGAGCAATGCCATCACTGACAGACTTATTGATGACCTGCTGATATGCCTTACCCAGGCGGTCACCATCGCCTTGTTGCTGCGTTCCCGCAGAGGCATTTTCAACGGTAACGGGCGCATAAACGCGCACACCAAAAGGCGTTGCGGCTGGTACTGCACCACTTCCGCCTACAAGACCACCCGTGGCATACCCTTTCATCATGCGGTACAGATTAGAGACCCCGATCCGGCTCGTTGCTTCTTTTGTGAATACGAACTCGCCGCGGTGAACGATGCCGGCAGGCTCATACTTCCCACCTGAGCCAGTGTATCCGCCGCCATCAAATCCCATCGCTGTTGTGGCGGAGCTGACCAGACCTGCCATCGCCTGCTTCATCAGGATTTGAGTGAGCATGGATAAGGTTGACCGCGTAAAATCACCCCAGTTGGCTTTCCCGGTCGTGAGCATATCCGCCATATTCTGCCCGATACCGTCAAACGTACTCGTGGCAAACGACTTCATTTGCCCGTAGGCATCAGCAGCAGAATCGGCATAATCCGCCCATGCCGATTTCGCGCCAGAAAGCCAGTCCCCGCGCAGGTTATCCTGTTCAGCGTAATAATTTTTCAGTGCAGTCAACTCATTCTGATAACCCGGATCAGTATCTGACCCGCCCGCATTCATCCAGCCCTGCCGGAGTTGAGCCTCTTCATTCTGACGTTGCGCTGCCCGACTCCCCATACTCCCGCCCGCCACCAGCGCGCGGGTTTTCTCGCCCATCTGGGTGACGTATTTTTGTGAAGTATCCTGAAGACGGTTAAGGCGTTCCTGAGCGGCAATCTGATCACCCAGTTTTGCATTCATCTCCGCGCGCGAAAGCACTTCATCCTTACTGGCCAGCAGGGATTTTTCTTCCACAGAGAGGGTGCGTTTTTTTGCGGCCTCTTCCAGAACGGAGAAGCGGGCCTGCTGCCGCCAGAGCTCCTGCCGCTGCTGGCTGATAGTGTCATTGATACCTTTGTGCTCTTGCAGTGTGCGTAACTGCGTCTCAAGCTCCATCGTCTGTGCGGTGGCGGTATCGGTCGCCCGAGTGCCGGCTGGCGTTCTGACCGCTGCGGTCCTTTTCGACGGTTTCTTGAGAGTATCCTCATACTCTTTTTTTGCCGCAGCCAGGTTAATGTTGTAGTCGGCCTGGAGGATACGGCCATCCTTCAGAGCCTTGTTAAGCTCATTCTGGCGGGCCGTGTACTTTTCCAGGGCACTTTGTGTTTTGGCGTAATTGGCCTGGGCCTGCGCGGCGTACTTTTGGCGGTCAGATTCCGCAGTCGCTTCTCGCGATGCATTCTCTTCGTTCGCTTTGGCAACACCCGCCTGCTGCTGCGCCATATCGAGCGCCAGTCTGGCCGTTTCCCTGTCGTTCCAGAACCGGGCGCGCGCCTCATCATTCACATAACGATCACCCTTACGCAGGTTCCAGATTTCATCTGCCTTTTTGAAAGCGGCTTCTGCCTTTGCCACCATCTCCTGTGCAGTGTCAGGGCGGCCGATATCCAGTGCCGCATCCCACATCGATTTAAAGGCACGCTTCAGGCTGTCTGCCGATGACTCAATCGTTCCCATGTTGTCACGGAGCGATTTTGTCTGCTCGTTAAACCCGGAGGTCGCAGCATCGTTTGCCGCTTGCAGGGCAGCTGCTTCATCACCGGCCCGCTGCAATTGCGCCACATAAGCTATCTGCTCAGCAGTCGCATTGTGAAATTGCTGGGCCATGGCAATCAGCCCGGAGGTCGGGTCTGAGGTCAGTTTTCCAAACGCGGCCGCAACCTTATCAACCGGCACACCTGAAGCGTCAGTAAAGCGCGCAACCGCCTGGCTCATATCATCAAAGCGGGAACCCGCACGGACACCCGCATTGACCAGCTCAGTCAGCGCTTCGCTGGTCTGGTTGAATGTCAGCCCTGCGGCCTGCCCGTTTCGTGCCAGAACCAGCATTCTGTCGGCGGTCAGCCCCGCTGAATTCCCTGATAGCACCAGTGTCTTGTTGAAATCAGACAGCGTTGACGAACCGGCATACCATGCATAGAACAATGCCCCTGTTGCGGCAGAAAGCGCCGTAACGCCCACCATAACCGGGGAGATAGTGCCCAGCAGCGCGCGGAACGTTGGAATAATACCGCCGAAGGAGTCCTTCACCTGGCCACCCTGCTGGAGAAGGATAAGCCACGGACTCTGCCCCCCTGCCAGCTGGGTCGCAATATCAGTAAACTGCGCCGGGAGCATACGCATTGCAGCGTTATATTGCCCGACAGATATCCCGGCCTTACGGGCGGCACTCTCCTGGCGGGTAAATGACTGCTGCATTCGCAACGCTGCATCATTTGCCGCATCACCCGTCTGCTTAAATTCTTTTTTAACGTAGCTGATCTGTTCAGTGAATTTCGTCGAGTTAACGTCAAGGTTAACGACCAGATCACCGACTGCCGTCTGGGCCATAGCGTACGCCTCCTGAAATTCCTGCTGCCTTTGCCATCAGCGTCTCATCGCCAGGCCCATCGATATCGACAGGATCCGATGCAGGAGAAAGAATGCTGAAACTGTCGGGGGTTAATTCCGGATCGGCGAAAAACAGGGTTGATATGGTGTAGAGCAGGCCGGAGAAATGAGCATCCAGCTGCGCATCATGAAAGTAGTTGTCCCGGTAGAAGATTTTCCAGTCGCCATATTCCGTAGAAGACATGCCAGCAAGCATGGCGCGCCAGTCAGGGCGACCGAACTCACGCGCCAGTTTCATGGCAAATATCAGCTCGCTGGCGAGGGCTTTTCCGCCGTAACGGGTTCGGCTGGCTCATTCTGTTCTTCGCCAGGCTCTTCCGGATCATCCGTTACAGGTGCAATCATGCCAGACAGGAGTTTTACCTTATATTCAGCTTCGGCAATAAGTTCAGCCGGCCAGGTCTGCATGACTTCATCCTGAATTTTTGCCACTTCTGCCGCTGCATTATCGCCCTGAGAGCCTTTCAGGGAATGACCATGCCAGAGAGACATCGCCACCAGATAAGCCCCACTCTTCACGGTGAGTGTAACGGCCGCCTGAATATCGCCCCCTTCAACTGCTTCCATCTGTTTCAGGTATTCAAGGTGTTCAATACGCTGTAATGCTGACAGCTGGAACAATGTGACACTGCTGCCGTTACTTTCAAGCAGTTCGCTTTTTAGAAACATTATCTACTCCAGGAACGGGGCTGACGCCCCGGTTATCAGGAAACAGTCACTTTGCAGATCGCCACAAAGTTACCGTCATTGCTCATAACGATGATTTCTACGGTACCTGCCGCCACGCCGGTGACAGTCAGGGTATTGCCGCTGACGGTGACCGTTGCCTTAGACGGGTCAGAGGTTGCAACCCGGAACGAGGAATCGGAAGCACTGGCTGGCAGCACCGATGCCACCAGCTGAGTGGTCGCGCCAACAGCAACAGCAGCCGTGGCTTTATCCAGGGTGATCCCCGTTACGCCAATCGGTACCGAACCGCTGTCTTCAGCGAGTGACGGCTTACCGTTGTTGGTGATTTTTACGGTTCGCGTCATCGTCTCTTTAGACGTAACGGTCTTGCCAAGGCTGCTCACCCATCCTTTAAAGGCATCGACAACGCCGTTCGGATACTTAATTTTGTACCCTTTAACAGCGCCCTCATCGAACCAGTTCACCAGCTCCTGTTGCCCGCTCTCACCAGGTAACCAGGCCAGAGTGAAGCTGGTTTCGCCGGCAGATTTCTGGCCCTGCATGGTCGAAGTCCAGTCAGGATTGTCATCGTCGACGTAGGTATCGTCTTCTGACTCTGCTGTCAGTTCGCCAGGCTGGATGTCTTTAATCTTTGCCAGGCGGAACCAGCCTACATCCGAAACTGGGTTCGCAAATGGGTCACCGCTTCCGGCATAAACCCACAGCGTTGTACCAGCGCCTTTCGTTGGCGCCAGAGGGTTTGGTGTGGTCATAAAGTCCTCACATTACATAGCTGATTGAGTAGCTGAGATCGGCCGATCCCCACATCATCGCTTCATCATCGCGTTGATAGTCATAACCGCTTGCGTTCATCAATTCGATGAGGGGAAGCAGCTCGGGGATATCACCCAGAGCGGGATACACTTTCTCTTCCATCCAGGCATCCAGAGCGGAATCAGGCTCTTTCGCTTTCAGGAAAACCTCGATATGCAGCAGTGCAGACCACATATCTTCATCGATGTTGTCGTCCGAGGCGCGCGCATCCGTCAGGTATACCGCCACTGCCGGAAGATCCTCTTCGTCAAGGAAGCCAGGGCGACCGTCAAACCAGGTGACCTGTTCGATAATGTTACGTTTAAGCGCCGCCAGAACGGCGGCACGGATTTGTGGGTGTTTCATCGTGAAAGAATCAACCTCAGCTGGTTTTGCAGATTCTGCCGCATCACCTCAGGCATACGTTCATCCATCAGTCTCGGCAGCTCTGCGCGGAAAGCTTCAGTCAGCGGTACCGCCAGAGGGATGCTGACCACTTCGATCGGATACCGGTTGCGGGTTGTTCTCCGCAGTACATGCCAGCGACCATTTGCCAGTTGCTGAATAAAGGCGCCAGGGAAACGAAACGGTCCGATCCTCAGCACGCTGCTGGCTCCTGATTTATCGCGTTTTCTGCGCGACAGACGAACACTGGCGGTCCCAAGTTTAATGGCGGGTAAATTTCCCCGGTTCACGCGGATAAGAGCGCGGGGTTTGCTGACGGTTGCCCGCCGGATCCGGGCACGCTGTTTAACCAGCTTTCGGGGGACACGGGTTGACTTTGAAACGACTGAAACACTGCGATTGACTGCCTGTCCTGCAATGCGGTTAACAGATTGAGCACTGGCGCGGGGGACGGCTTTTTCACTGATGCTGTTGAGGTTAGCGATTGCCTGTTCCAGGCCTTTAATCGACATAACACCTCCTATTCAATGAAGATACGTGGTTTCCCGTTAAAAGTGTCGTGGCGGGTAACGGTCCAGTTCTTGCCCTCCCATTCCACTTCGTCGTTTCGCCGCGGGGAATACTCTGCACTGAACACCACCAGCGAATGAATATTCCCTGATAGCGGGCCCATCTCCTCCAGAAGGTCGGCTGAGATGGCATCGTGAGACACGCCATTGATCAGCACAGTTTTCCCCATGGTTTTCACCGTGGCCGCGTCCATGCGACCCGCCAGCCTTTCAAACGGATTAGCCATTGATTTTTACTTCAACCACAGTCACGTTTGCACCTGCGGATTCCCAGGCGACCCCGGCCACGACCGCATCGGTTTCCGTCAGCTGCACTTTACCGTCTTTCAGGTAAACCTGTTCCCCGGCAGTGATTGCATCAGCGGCCAGTTTGGGAAGCAAAAACACGCCTTCCGTGAAACCGTCCCCGCTCTGGCCAGCTGCAATGTCCGTGATAGCCACAGCAATTACTTTTCCGACTGCAACCGGTTCACCACTGAGAATGTCATCCGTCCCGCCATTCACCAGAGAGATTGTTTTACCGTCCTGTACAAAATTCTTCGCCATGTTGTGCTCCATTCAGCCCCTTTCGGGGCTGGTTTCAGGTATAAAAAAAGCCCTTACGGGCGTCTGGTTATCGAGGCTGTTTATTACTGGCCAGTTGATTTGGTCATGCCGCGATAGTCCAGCGGCGCCACACCGGCATCAATACGCACTTTCGTGGCGATACCATCAGTGGTGAATCCCTCCTGCTGGTCGATGTATGGCGTATCGACCCCGTTCAGATAAGCCACTTCAATGGTGTCTGTGCCCTGTGCGGCAGCCAGATACCAGGCTTTTGCATCGGCATCATCCAGTCGCGCTTCCGCAATAACTTCTGCAAAGTTCTGGATAGGGTTGATAATACCGGCATTAATATCCGCCCCTTTCACGCTGGCAGACTTGATGGTCTGGTTTGCCAGTGTTTCAAGGCCAACCGGTACCAGCATGAATGCCGGACGAATATTCAGGGAGCGCTCGCCCTCTTTCTGAAGGCGCATCAGCTTACGAGCGTCATCAAGGCTACTGACGGAGATCGCGCCAGATGACAGGTTTTTATGGTCAGCATGGAACAATGCTTTCCCATCTGACAGTTTAGGGTTTTTGGTCAGAACGGCATAAACCAGATCACCAATGGTACCCTTGGCTGCGCGGCCCATCTTCATCGGCACATCAGTCAGCTGATTGAGGTCATCGTTGATAATAGCCTGACGGGTGATGGAGAAGATTTCACCGTAAGTTGCCAGGGCGATCGTCTCGCCTTTATCGCCAGTGGTAACGTATTTGTACTCAGCCCCTTCACGAACCTGACGCAACGACGGGAATCCACCCATGCCAACACGATGGGCGGTCTTAAAGTCTGACAGCTGCCCCTTTTTGGTCCAGCGCTGGAAGGTTTCTTCAGCTTCTTCCCAGCCCTGCAACAGAGCCTTGTTTGCAACATCGAGCAGGATATTGCCGAAGTCAGATGTACTGTGCGTCAGAGCAAGCCCGACCATCTGCATCGGGTTATAACTGGACACACCGATACCTTTTTCGGTCAGGGCCATACGCGCATATTCACGCAGTGTCATACCGTTGTAGACGTTGTCACGCTCCTGATTTTCATAGCCGGCACGCGCCATCAGTGCCTGGCGAATACCATCGGCCACGAAATTACCGTTGCTGGCATGAATATGAACCTGAGTGGTTTTGTTGGATGGGGTGGCAGTTTTACCCAGCTCAGCCAGTAGTAAATCTTTAGCCTGCTCAACGGAACATTCAGGATCGGCAATGCACTTGTTTTGCAGATCCATGTGTTTGTTACCGAACATGGCGAAGAGATCGCCAATACCATTCACACGGGCCTTCTGCTCAGCCAGAACCTGAGCGCGGACATCACCTTCGTTGATGACCGGTGCGGGATTCGGCTGCTGGGATGGATTATGCTGATTTCCCTGGTCACGCTGGGTAGAGTTGCGCGGCGGGGTGATCAAATTGCGAATGCTGTTTGGCATCTTTTCAAATTCCTCGATACGTTTTGAGTGAATACAGGCCATCGCCTGTAGGGAAGGTGTAACCTGGTCGGCAAACCCCAGCGAGACGCATTCGTTGCCGTCCATCCAGGTTTCGTCTTCCAGCATTGCCGCGATTTCTTCAGTGGTTTTTCCGGTCTTCTGCGCGTAAGCCGGGATCAGCACTGATTCAACTTTGTCGAGGAGGTCCGCATAGTCGCGCATGTCGTTAGCATCACCCCCGGCAAATCCCCATGGCTTGTGGATCATCATCATGGTGTTTTCAGGCATGATGACCGGATTGCCCACCATTGCGATGACGGAGGCCATTGACGCGGCCAGACCATCAATATGCACAGTGATTGACGCGCCATGATGTTTGAGGGCATTAAAAATGGCGATGCCATCAAAGACATCACCACCCGGTGAGTTGATGTGAAGGTTAATGTGACTGACCTCACCGAGAGCTTTGAGGTCATTAACGAACTGTTTTGCGGTCACCCCCCAGTAGCCGATTTCGTCGTAGATATAAATTTCGGCCGCATTGTTATTGCTGGCCTGCATCCGGAACCACGAATTACTTTTTACGCTGGCTTTCGGACGGTGGACCGCCCGGCTCTTTGACTTCGGCACTGGTGCCTCCTTTATCATTGGAGGGGTCAGTGTCAAACACCAGCCCCATTTCTTTGTTTTCATCAACTTCCGCTTTACGGCGTGACTTCACATCGTCCGGATTACGGCCGCTGGCGCGAACCCAGTCAGATTCAGTTGCAGCACCACCGCGTATCTGGGTTTTCCAGGCATTTGCTTCTTTGACAGGATCAATCCAAGGCATGACCGGCCCTGAGTAGACAGCGTTGTAAAGCGTATCCATGTCAACACCGCGTGGAAGGCTGATTTCTCCGGCGGCGACTGCCATCTTCAGCCAGGCCCGATACATCGGTCGGGTGACTGAGCCGATAAACCAGTCCTGAAGTATCAGATACCCATCGGTTGACTCCACCAGCTCCTGCCGCTGGGCGCTGTAAGTACCGTTGTAGTTGCGGGCAGTGCTGGAAAAGCTGAGGCGACTGCCTGCGGCAACAGCACGCAGCTGACCATTGCGGAACGTCTCAAGGTTAGGGTTAGGTCGGTCAGACTTAATCATCCCGATTTCTTCCCCGGCCTGAAGGTCGTCATACAACATGCCAGGCTGGATCATGAGCTCACGGTCATCACCAGATTTGTCATCGGAGTCAAAACTCTGCCCGTCACCCTTTTTGATATACATGCCCAGTGCTGCGGCAATTCTCGCTGCGGTAAGTTCGGAGTCTTCATACTCCTTGAGCGCACTCAGGCGCATCAGTACCCCAGACAGAAGAGAGGTGCCTCGGGTCTGGTGAAGGCGGCGGGTAAATTTGAGGTGGAGCATGTTTGCTGCGTCTACCTCTTTGGTATCAAACTGTCTCCCGGAAACCGGCAGACTTTTGTAAACCTGGTATTTTTTGGGTCGTCCCCAGTTGTCAACAAAGACCCCCTGATTCATCTGGGATGCGGCGTCACTGTTCATGGGTACGAAATCAGGCTCAAGTGCTTCCAGCCAGAATGGCACACCCGCGACTGGTTGAAGGCCGTTGCCTGTACCACTAACCAGTTGTGCAAATACTTCACCATCCCGTAACCAGGTGCGAAGCATCAGGCGCTCAAGCATCGGTCGGGTAAACTGGTTAGTCACTTCAGGTCTGACAGACCATTCACCAAACTTTCTACGGATATCCTTTACCAGTTTCTTGGCGATTTTCCCGTTGGTCAGTAGGGGGATCGGTTCAACAATAATCCCCTGCTTACCAATAACCCGCTCTTCAAGCTTGTCGAACACGCCAATCACCAGATCGTGATTGTTATCCAGCCAACGGGCCTGCTCACGAAGCGAAACCGCCCCCATCTGGCTGAGCTGGTCGGCAGAACGATTCTCCCGTTGTGCTTTATGGGTCCGGGTAGGCTTTACCGCCTCATAGGCCTTGATTACCGCACGGGCACGCAGGCGTGAAGCTTTCCAGCCCGGCGAAAACAGGCCTATTGCATCATCTAAAAGACTCATCCAAACCTCGCCAGCCTGTAGCCGGGTCTCCCACGGCGTTTGTTGTTGAGTGCAGTAAGACGACGTTCCCACTCCTGTCGCCCTTTTCGGATTTCCGACAGGTTTTCGAATGTCATCTGCTGACCATTAAAGGTGATGGATTTTCCTTCCAGAACGGCAAGCTCTGCTGATGCATAGCGGTCGATCATATTTTGAATATCTGCCTGATTCACACCCATCCTCCTGAGTTTGTCCACGGATTCGCCTCGCTGATTACGGGCTTCTCACGTTTTGGTTTTGGCTTTGGTTTCGCCGCAGGTATCGGGGATGGCGCTTCGCCAGTTTCCGTCTGCGTGCTCTCGACCCACGTTTCCCGCCGTGCCCATTCAGGAACAGACGGCCATTTGATTTTTTCGTACCCGCTAAGGATGGAGAGGGCATCGGCATAGACGAGAAGGTCAAATGCTTCGTTGGCGCCGCGGCCAGGCTTACTCCATTTCCCTTCATTTGAGCGTTCCTCATAGGTCAGTTCGTCGTAGAACCAGTTGCCCAGCCAGGAGGGAAAATGAACATATCCTGGCCCGGGAGAATCACGCCAGAGGGCATTATTCACCCGGTCTTTCAGGGCATCGGTCTGAAGAAGATAAAGCGGGACATCACCAGTCGCCTGCGCGCGGCGGGTGGACCTTCCGGTGTTATCCGGGAATGTCCTCTGAATAAGTTTGCTGCGGCGTACACTGTCGCCCTTAAAGAGATAAACCCGTTTACCCAGCCCTTCACGGCGACACTTGCGCCAGAATTTGTAAGCGTTATCCGTGACGCCATCCTCACCGCCGGAGTCAACCGCCATCGACATCAGCCTCATGCCTTTTGACGGATCAGATGCCAGTGGCCAGATTTTCTCGAAGACATCCGTAAGCAGGAGATCCCAGTCTTCCGGGTAGCTCGCGGGATCGATCTGGATGCTCTCTCCGTTACCATCACATCGCAGGGACTGCCGTATGTTGTAGCGGTCAACTATCCAGCGCTCTCCCATACTCCCGTAACCGGTTATCTGGACAACAAACCGCCTGTTGCGGCCCGCCTGAACGTCCACGGTTGCTGTAAGGAACAGCACGCCGTCCGGGACCGAGCGTTTTGGCACGTCTTCAGCACGTTGCTCCAGCAACTCACTTTTGCGTTGCTCTATGCTGGCGCGGGGTAAATAAGGTCGGCCAAAGTCGGTATTGATAACCGTCTTCAGTGTTTCCTCACTGCGGGTGGTTTCATATTCCTGCTCTGCTGTCAGGAATTTGTAGATCAGCTGAGCCCAGGTCTGGTAAGCAGCTGCCGGACCTTCCATCCAGAAGGAGGCAATACGGGAACGACGGCCATCACCGCTAACCTGGCCTTTCCTGTCGATGGTTTGCCCGTCCCGGAGCCAGACACATTTCATGTTAAGCGCACGCTTCATGTCCGGTGTGATCCTGCCTTTACAGGCCGGGCACTGTAGAAAAGCCGCTTCGCTGGCAAGCACAGGATCGCTGCTGTCGCGGTACCCGGTCATATTGTCCATTTCCGGCTGGAAATATTCGCCGCAATGCGGGCATGGCCAGTAAAGACGACGGCGGTCACCACGGTTATAGAGCGATAAAATTCCGGTGGTCGGAGGGGCTTCATGGGGCGTGGAACGCCGCCATTTTGTGTCTCTGATATCCCTCCCGGGCGAGCTTTCAACCAGCGTCATCCCGGAGGACATGAATGTCGTGGTACGCTTCGATGCCAGTGAAAAAGCATCCCCCTCCCCGTCGATATCTTCCGGAAAGCGGTCATAATCCGTCAGCGCCACACTCTTATAGTCCGAGGACGACATGATATTGACGGATGGCCAGCCAAGCTTCAGATAGTTACCGGCGCGGAATGTACGGTCGTAGACGTTGTTATCGTTACGTCTTGGGCTTAGCCGGGTTTTAACTTCAGGGCTACAGCGAAAAGTACGGTCCAGGCGTTTTTTGGAATGCTCGCGAGCTTTTTCCTCAGATACCTGAATCACAAGCATATCTGCCGGATCGCAGACAATGTTATAAACAATCCAGCCGTCAATCAGCCCGATGGTTTTACCCGTTCGCGCCGGGCCCACAAACACCACCGCATCGTATTCACGCGATGCCAGGCAGTTCATCGGCTCAATCACATAGGGTGCCAGATCCGGATCCCATGGAACTGAGTTTCCCGCCCCCATTGGCACGCGCATATAAGTACTGACCGCATCGGCCACCGGAATACGACGCGGGGCTCGTAAAATACCGGAGACATCGCGGCGGATGTCCCTGGCGGATGCCCGCTTTGCCATCAGTCCTCCTCAGGCTCTTCCTCCTCTTTTTCAGCGTCCTGCACCCTCTCCGCCATCTGGCCGCGCAGATCATCAATAACGCTTTGCACACGAACTACCGCAGCAGGCGTTAAAGCACAGTCGCGCTCGAGCACATCCGGGAGGGTTTCAAGTACCATGACGACGGCTTTCGCCATCAATGAGAATTCTCGCGCCACTTCATCTGCGGGTATTAACTGCCCCGTATCCTGTTCGAACTTCAGCCTCTCATTCTCTGCTTTCCAGTGGGACAGCCTGTCAGAGGGGGGCATATCATCGATGTTGGCCGAAACGGTAGGGATCATCAGTTCGGTCAGAATGTCGGTCACCAGATAGAGCTTTAACTTGCTGTTGCTGCCTGGAGCAGGTTCAACATTTTTCAGTCTCGCGGCAACCGTCTGACGGTGTACGCCGGTTATCCCTGCCAGCTGATTGATATTGAGTTTTAAAGTGGCAATTTCCTGGTCCATGATGGTGAACACTTTTTGAACGATTCGACATCTTGCGAAAATGGCCTCTAATTAAATCAAAGACCTGCGCACATGATGATGATGACCCTGATTCCGAAAAACTAGCCGTTTCCCGCGCGCCAGCCGCCCCGTGGCAGGCCACCCTGCCGGGAGGACCCATAAATGATAATGATTATCATCATCACAATAATAGCTTGACGATAGGCCATTTAGACGTCTAAACATCCATGAAATCATTGCTATCATCAATATCATCTCGCTTTCAACGTAAGTGATGCCGTTCTGCGATGGAGTTACGCGCGGGTCACTATCATTCACGACCTGCATGCCGTCTCCGTTCGAAAAGAATCTCTTTGCTTTGCATAAAAAAGCCCCGCTTAGGCGAGGCTGAATTTGCTATGGATGATGGCAATCAATCTTCTTTTTTAATCACCACTTCCTGCGGACGCATCTGCTGTATGGCTCGGACAATGCAGTAAGGAATTACTGCCCAGGCAACTCCCATGGCTGCTCCTGCTGCTTGCTGAGGCGCGCTGACAGCGCCGAAAACCCCAACGATACCTTGAACAAAACCAATAGCCCCGAATACAACACAAATAGCCCAGAGAATTCTCATAAACCTAACTCCTTTTATTAAAGAGTTATTAGGATAATTCTGAATGCTGTTTAGTAAAGCTTTATTGCACGGCAAAGCCTCCGAAAGTTAACGGTTGCCCAGGCTCACAGCTGAAAGACTTTCTTATATGTGCGCGTGCGATGCGCATAAAAAAGCCCCGCATAAGCGAGGCGTATCATTCCGATTTAATTATCACCAGCGGTGGTGGTTGTTTCTAACCGAGAATGTTGTCTATTTTTTTCTGAATGAACCCATCCAGTAAGCGTTTAGAGACATCAACAAGCGTTCCCATACTGGCATCTTTAAAACCAGACTTAACCGTATTCCAGACTTCTTTGTTTTTTATCGCTTCCAGGAAATCATGACCGTCAGCAGTTAACCTTAATGGCATAACAGCCCAGGAGACATAGCCATCGATTGATTCAGCCACCCCAAAACCACTTGATCCATCGCTCTGGCAAATCAGACCTCTATCATCCAGCAGGCGCATATGAAAAAGAAATTGATCAGTAGCGTAATCGTAACCCTGTTTTTTCAGTTTATTAATATCAGTTTGTGGGCCTTCTGATGCCTCGAATGCCTCTAGCAAACCTTTAAGGTACTCATGGTCAATTTTCATAAAAATCCCTTCATTACAGTAAGGGAATACAATAGCATTATCACAGACACTCATTGAATGCCTGCTGTAATGCCCATGGTGATCGCAACAAAAAACCGCCCGTAGGCGGCGAAAGTGTGGCTTACTTTCAGAGAATTGGTGAGGATCTCATATCGACCTCAATGTTTTCGACATACTTAAGACAACACTCTGCAGCCTCATCGACATCCAGAGCGCGAATTAAGCCATAGTCATCCTTGACCACAACCCATAAGCCATTGGTGTTTTTCTTTGAGATATCCGTATAAAATTCATTTTCGCATTGGTAAATCTCAAACTTATGTTCGCCAGCTATTGAGTTGGATATAGTAATTGTTTTCACTAAAGTGCTTATGCGCATTTTAACCCCCACCAATGTTGTTGAAGGCTTGGATTATACCATTATCAAGCCCACCAGCAGGTGAGCTTTGTACTGGCTACTTCGCCGGTTGAATGTCGATGAAGTATTCTTTGCCTTGCTCGAAGTGTTCGAACGCTGCAGGGTTCGAGATGACCATCTGCAGCTGGCCGCCAGGTGTGTACTTTGACCACGACTTGTTTTCGGTGGTATCTGCAGTTACAGGACTCATGTAGATTGTGCGGTGTGAATCGTCTTCTGTTTTCTGAATGAAGTGGCAGCGGAATTTAGCGCGAACGGACATTTGGTTTCCTCGGTTAGTAAAAAGGCCCGCTATTGCGAGGCTCTGGTTTCTTTCTGGCAGTTTGCCTGCCATGCTTTGTTATGTGCCAGGATGTCTTTCTTCGTCTGGCGGTCCATAACGTCGATGTCGTGATCGGTGAGATAAAGTGGCCTAACCCAGTCACAGGAATCGTGGACGAAAACATAGCTGGGCTTTGGAGGACCACCAACACAGCCAGCAGCCAATGCTGACACGGAAAGCATAGAGATAAACATGAAATATTTACTCATTGTTGCCCTGCCATGGTTGAGTTAGCAGCGCCTTTTCAACACTCCATCCCCTGCTCAATCGGTGCGCGATTGTCTTTACTTTTACACCATAGGTTTCTGCTGCTTTGGTAATGCACATTCGACCTGCTGGTGTATCAAGCATATGGTTACTTCGTCGGTTTCTTGCCTGGTCTTTTGGTGTCGCCCATCGGCAATTTTCTGGTGAGTACGCCTTATCTACATCAATCCGATCAAGTGTATGACCTGCTGGACGCTCGCCCATGTCTTTCAGGAAAGCTTCAAAATTGCCCCAACGCTCACAAACTGAAATTCCGCGACCACCATAATCTCCGTAATACGCATCGCTGGGATAATTGCAGCGCCGCTGCATTGACAGCCAGCTGATATAAGTGGGAGAAGTTTCTGACGGTCTGCGATGCCCGTGTTTTACACCTGACATGCAACCGCAAGATTGTGTCCTGCCAGAGCGCAAGGCGTTTGACCTGATTATTTTTTCTGTTCCACACTCACAACCGCACAACCACATAGAAACGCCCGATTTATCCTTATTGGCGTAGGACTGCACAGTCAGCTTGCCAAACTTAACGCCGGTTAAGTCGATTGTTTTCCTCATGTTCACCCCTTATGAGCCGCGCTTCCACGTGTTACGCAGCTCGCGATCAACATCGTCATCAGGCATGCGGTTAACATTCTGCTGTACATTGCTGGCCTCTTTCGTTGCTTCTACCCGGCGTTCGGCTACTGCTTCAGTGGCTGCGGCCTTTTCTTCGGTGCGCTGCTGATCGGCTTTGGCTTCCGCTTTGCTGGTACCGCGTGAATGACCAATACCAAAAGCAGCAGCGATAGCACCAAGAATGGCAACAGCTACCGAGATGATTAACTGCACTGTGCTCATGCTTCCACCTTCGGTTCAAAGGATCGAACGTTCATAGGCTCACCTGACGGGAAAGACCAGTTCAGCCAGGTGAAGGTCTTAAGCTCGCACATACCGTCAAACATCTCGCCGGGATCGATATCGTCATAGCTGCAGATGATATGAATCTCATTGCCTTTTTCCTGAAGAACAACCGTATCTGTCTCCCATCGCGGGAGTAGGATTCGCAGCCACTTTTTCATACCAGCACCGTTTTAGCCTGGCCGAAGCGAGCTCGCCGATCTTCCAGTCCGTTCGTTCCGCCGTTGATAATCTTCGTCACCTGCATCAGGTCGCCGGAATACTTCAGACACCCCTTAGTCACGAAGAACCACGCTGCGCTTCTGGCTGCATAAACATCTTCGGCCAATAGCTCAGGCTGCTTAACCAGATCAACCTTCAGGCCGTTCCCGCAATCACGGTAGTTGTTGAGGCCGGTAATCTGGATAAGTCCACGCCCACGGTATAACCAGCCGTCGCCTGGAGCGTTGTTCCCCATGCGTTTGCTGTATACCAGGTTAGCAATGGCGCGTTGGCGCTCAATCGGTAAAGTGCGTTCTTCAGGACGACGGCCAAGCGCGTTAGCCTGGTCTGCAGTGAGGCGTCCCGCACGGATGAAGTTAACCAGTCCAGCAATGCGATAGTTGAAGCTTTCCACCAGCAAAGTGAAGCCAGCTGATTCATGACCTGCCTGAGCGATGAACATCGCCTGGTCTACCGGCTTGGTGATACCGAACTCTTTCATCGCATCACTCACTGGCTGAAACCAGCGCGCAGCTAACTCGGCGCTTAGCCCAGCCGCCTTTTGAAATTGTGATTGGTTCATTAGTGCCTCAGTGCATCAACCAGGCGCGCCACGTTTCCCCGAGCCCAGAGAACGGCGGCGCATATCAGGACGTTCACCAGCACCACGAACCAGTGCGATTCATGGTACAGGCCGAACAGGTAACGGAAAGGGACGCTGGCGTAAACCAGCACCGTGAAATAAGCCATCAGCGATATCAGAGGGCGATGACGCGCCCCGCCGCGCTGGTAGAACATCAGTGCAATAACGATAACAGCAGAGATAATTGCGTTTGCCATCGCACTCGGATCACTTGTTACCATTGCTGGCCCCTCCACCACGTAAACGCGAGAGAATTCCAAACAGGCTACCCAAATCCTGACTGTTGACGAACGTCAGCAGCTTAATAGCAATAGCGGCAACGATTACCGCGCCCAGCGCATCAAGTGGCCTGTCGCTATACCCCGTCCATTTGGAGAAGTAAGAGCCAAGCAGTGGAGCGCCGATAACGCCGAAGATGAATGAGGTGATGAAGTAGCCCACCAACTTAAGGCGACTGATATTAACCGCCGTAGCGACGTAGAACACCGCGCCAGCGAATGCGCCAAACACCACACCGTAATCTATGCCGGTTGCCAGGCCGAACATGCTGGCCCCCATCAGACCACCAGCCGCTACTGTCGTGCCAGAAACAGGATCGGACATCTAGTCCCCCTCTTATTGCCGTGAATCCTCTCAGTGATGAGGGGAATAAAAAAAGCCCGCTTTTGAAGGCGGGCTAATGAGTGACTATTAGTAAGTAAGGTAGGTAGTCGTGAGTCTTGCTAACTGACCTGAGTGAGACAGTATCGGGCTGGTTCACAACGGTTCAGGAGAACCATCAGGCAATTACCTTCAACACACATTTCAAGCGTAGCAGCAGTTTGCAAAACCATAAAAAAAAGGCCTGCGTTTTATGGCAGGCTCTCAAGGAATTTGAATCTTTTATTGTTGTTGTCATGGTGCCGGGTGCCTCCCGGTGACTCTCCTCCAGTCAGCAAAGCCGCGCGCATACCTGCAGATAGCAGTTGACTGGAACGCCCTTTCGCTTAGAAAGGATTCACCACAGAAATAAATTACGCTGAACTTATTCCTGCGGTCAATGGGATTAGTCATTGTTTCCTGATGGCGGCCTTAGAAAGGAAAAAGCCCCACCGAAGTGAGGCTAGTTAAATTTGAGGCACCTCATCCAACAAACCACCCGAGGTTAACTGGATTTCACGAGATGCTTTTGGATGAGCGCTGAACCCAAAGGTCAGTATTTTCACACAGCAATTTTGCAAAAAGCAGCGCTCACGCAAAAACATCTAAGGAAGGTGAAGGAAATTGGCATCGGCAATGAAATCCGAGATAACATCAATGTAAATAACAACTCCAGCTATAAGGCTGGCAGTCAGTATCAGGGCAATCTTCCAGATGCCCATAGGTCACCTCTTCTGCGGTATTCCCAATACAATTCTTATTCATCACTAAATAGAGATGAAAGTACATTGCACAGCTAACCACAAAACAGATCACTAAAGCCAGTATTTTGAGAGTCTTTAACAACACAATTCCCCTGCTAGTTTACTGCAAGCAGGTTAACTTATAGCGGCTCAACAAATTCTCAACACAAGACATAAGCCAGGTCCGTATCACATCGACCTTCATATAGTAGGTCAGGATTGAATAAATCAGGTGAACTCGACGATATTTCAGCGGGACTACTGGTGCAATGCACCTTCGTGAAAGCCCGGTTGCGAAGCAAAACTTGCTGGCCCGTCAGTCCACCATCAACTACCGTAGTGCCAGAAACAGGATAGGACATTTAGCCCCCTCTTATTGCCGTGAGTCCTCTCAGTGATGAGGGGAAACAAAAAAGGCCGCCCATAGGCAGCCCTTAAAATAAAAAACCCGCAGCAGTGGCGGGTTTATGTTTTGTTCTGTTGCTCAGTACGCTTTACTGTCCCGAGCGTAACACAATTTAAGCACTTTCTTGCTCACTATGCAACTTAAATCTGTCGCTATTTGTGGCAAACGCATCACAAAGTGGAGCGTACAGGATCGATTCTGCCAAACTTACCCATGTATCGATCCGGCGGCGGCATGTGATTAAGGTCCAGTCAGGGTGTTTTGCATTGAGCTCGTTAGCCATCTGTAGTTTGCTCTTACGCAGCCGGTGACGGTCAACGATTACCCCATACAACCCACGGTATTCATCATTCATCAGAACCGAAGCAATAACACCATCCACCTTAAGGCCTTCTTCGTCTGAGCAGAAAGCGAGTCCTGTTTTGTTTTTGCTGTCTAGGATTTCGCGCAGGTAAGCTTCCAGCTCAGGTTTAGTGATGCCGGATTTCTTCATTCGGCGCAACGCATCGTTGATTGCGGTCTTGGTGATTTTCCCGGATGCCAGCAGCTGGTTAAACATGTTTCCGCCAGAGCCGCCAGCGATATATGACCAGCGGCCCCACATGCGGAGCTTGCCCTGTACCCAGATGCTTTCGAGAGTGCGAAGGCGAACCATCTCGCCGGATTTGCCAACTTCTGAAGGATTGATCATTTGCGTCTCCACTTACGCCAGTACGCCGATTGCCAGCGAACGATCTAAAAACCGAAACAGCAGCGTTAACTGGTCGCCGCGCTTCGCTTCAAATGCCACAGGATCAGCGTGCAACTCATCGTGATGCGCTCTGCACAGCGGTATCACAAACAGGTCGTGCGCTTTTGTTCCCATTCCACCCTGCCCGTGGCCTATCAGGTGGTGGGGGTCGTCTGCCTGCTTGTTACAGCAGACGCAAAGCTGGGACTTTACCCAGCGTGTCCAGTTCTCATTAACCCAGCGGCGGCGCTTTGGCCTAAGCATGAAAGATTCCGGTGACTCAGGGTCTACCTTAACGGAGACAACCTTCTTCACCTTCTCCTGGAGGATTTCAGTCGCCGGTAACGACGGAACAATGTCGCTTTCCCTCATTACGGAACTGTGCGATTCAGGCTTAATCCTGAGGGCTTTGCTCGCCACTGGTTCAGGAATAAGGTCAGCCAGATCGTTGCGTACCATCCACCAGCAGAATTCCGGAAGCGTCAGGGTGTGGTCTTCGCTGAATCCCAGCATAATATTCACCCTTCCGAGTAACCATTTTACCAGGTTCTGCATGGCAATTCCTGCGAGTCTTTCAGTAGTTTGTTCACGCAGTTGGTTATCGCATCCCCAACAAAGGCGAATGCTCCCGGGTGCGTGACGCATCACCGTAAAGTCCTTTGAGTGCCAGTCATTGTGGGGCCACTGACATTCGAATTTACGCTCAAGCCAGGCATCAAGACTGCTAAGACCGCCAGCACGCTGAATAACCCTCTCGTTCAGGAAAAGCTCCTGCATACTGACATCATCTGTCAGTGGCTGGTGCGCTTCTGGAATAAGGCCAGATGGTAGGTGCTTTATTGCTTCGGAAGGCGTTTCAATCACCACCCGGCCACGACGAAACAGCCACAGCAATTCGTTACCTGGGCGGAACAGTACCACCCCGGACATTGGTGCAACTTCAGGTGTCAGTAATGCTCTCACTGTTACCTCAGGCTACGATGTCGATTATTTTAAGAAGCTCCGCAAACTTCGACTCAAAGAAATGAGGCTGAGTTTCTCGCGGGTTCGCAGGACTGGTGATGTTCTTGCCATACATGCAGCCTTTGGCAGTAAGTGACCAGAACTTTTTAACACCATTCACTCCAGACCGACTGTTTCGCTCTTTTTGTTCCACAATCCCAAAGCGGGACATCATGTGATAAACCTGATTGGCGGTGATGCGGATGTTTTTTGCTTTAAGCAGAGCGCTGAGTGATTGTGTGGGACGGCTGGACCCATCCTGCGCACCGGCAGGTGCATCGATCGCGTAATGCGGCATCAGATCTGGAAGACCAGCTACCTGCTGGAGTTTTTGATAAGCACCGAGCCTTGAAGAGTTTGAGAGGTTCAGCATTTTCGCCGCCGATTCAAGCAGGATCACGCCAGCCTGAATTTTGTCGGATGTCGGCGCATTGGATGCAGGGTTCTGTACGGCATCGAACGTTCTGATGACTTTGAGGTTAAATTTCGGGCTGATCCACATTGCATAGGAATAAACCAACTCCTTGCAGACGAATGTCCCCTGGTTAACACCACCAGTAAGGGTGACCAACGGGGCCGCTCCTGTAATTCCAGGAGCGCTCGAAATTTCAGCGATGAGTTCTTGCGTTTGGGTAAGACAGGACCAGTTGGAAGGCTGGTGACGTTTTTCACCTCCCGCCGCACGATGCAAATCATTCAGGCAGTAACGACCATCAAAATCACGGCGTACGGAAACGCCATCAATTACGAATAACTGATTCATATGTTTCTCCACTTGTTGTAGTGCGAGCGGGTCTGCACTCCCGCTTCGCTGACACTTTTTAATCTAACACTCATTCGCGCACCAATGCATTGCTATTTTGCCTACCATTTTCGACATAGCTGGTGATCGTTATTTCAACCTTCCCGCCAGGTACCTGCGGTGCCCACTCCACCAGCATTCGTTTAATCTGACTGTCATCCTCCCAGATGCCAGCATGTGTCAGTGCATCAAAAAGCGCCTTGTTGTAATTGTCGATATCACGGCGGCGGGCATCTGGTGGATAGAGAATGATCTCAACCGCCGCTGGCGCTGTGGTTGGTTTAGGCAGGCGGCGTAATTGTTCAATAATCGCAGCGCAAGCAGCGCTCTGATATTTGCGGCCAGCAGCACTGATGAGATGGCGTCCTGCCAGCGGTCCCTTATTGGGGGCTCGCCAGTAGGTGTTTACGCTTGGAGGGAACGGGAGCACCAGTTTCATACAGTCACTCCCTGCTTTTTCAGCCATTCAACAGCGTTAACTCTTGCCTTGTCTCCACCGGATAACAGACCTTTAATGATCGCTACCGGATCAGCATCCAGTTCTGTTTTGACGACGCTAATGCCCCTGGCAGCGCCAGGAGCAACGGTGATGTAACCCTTCTTCTGAATCGCCTTCACATGCTCAGCAGCAGCGTTCTGCGATGAGCAACCAATCAGTTCAGCAAGCTCTATCAAAGTTGGTGGGAAGCCAACCTTTTCAATGTGAACCTTGATAGCTTCATAAACTTCACTCTGGCGCGGCGTTAATTCGATCATGACTCGACTCCATAACGCCCGTTCAGGCGTCCGATTACGCTGTTGAACATCACCAGACTTACGCCCATCGGTTTCACCTTCTCGTGGTACTCCTTCAGGATCGGAGGTACAACGACGTTCCAGCTTGGCTTTGGCTTTTTCTTCAAGGCTTTCTTAATGGCATCGGAGCATTGACGGGCAACGTCACGAACCGCGTTCTCCTGCTCGGTTGATAGCTTCTTCATGCTGTATGCTCCCGGTTATCTGCCACCGGAACAGCCACGCCGGAAATCAATTCAACTGCAGCTGACTCAGCCTGATTACCCCAGTGGTCCCAGCCTGGCGCACCGCAACGGCTGAACAGTTCGATACGCGGAACGTCACCGTAAAGCTTCTCCAGACGGAAACGTGCCTCTGCTGGCTTCTGGCTGTGCTCCCCGAGTGGGCTGTAGATAACCTGCTTGATGCTGGCACACTGGCGCTCAAGTCCATTCCCCCTGGTGGCTATCAGCAGGTCTTCCGTATTTGCTCGGGTGTAGTTACCACCGTTCATGCGGGTCTGGACGTTCAGCAGGTCGAGGAAGTCGTAAAAGTCCTCCACTCCACCAGCCTGAAGAGCTCTGTTGATGTGCTGCTCTGCCAGCGGGTTGAACTTCACCCAGGTAAAGCCCTTCATCGTGCGGACCTTAAAGCCCCATGCTTCAGCCAGTTCAATCGCTTCTCGGGTATGTGTGCCGGTGAACCACATAGCCAGAACGGCATCATCCGCAGCAAGGTCCCACACAGGAAGACGCTTCATGTCGATCAGCTTCATCGTGCCGTAGTGGTTGGTGGCTGCACCGTTGCTGACGGTGTTCCCGTATTCCCAGGCTGGGTCTGCATAAATCAGAGAGTATTTCATCAGATATTCCTCCCCTGACCTGCCAGACACCATGCGTCAGTAGGCGTTTTGACTTTCGGTACCATGCTCAGGCAACGCTGGCGCTCAATCAGTATCTTCATTCGCTGCTCTTCGTCTTTTGAGCGATTGAATGCTTCCATCAGAACCGTGGCCGCACGCTGGAAGAGCCCCTTCTCAAACAGGCCTTGAGCTTTTTCCATCATCGCGTTTACTGCCGGGTTCGGTGCGGCATCCTGTTCTGATGCAGATGGTGCGTCAGCTCGGTTAATTTTCAGTGCAGAACGTTCTTCACTCACATCCCCACCCGGCGCTTTAGCAAAATACTGGTAGCATTTGCCGTTGTGCTGGCGGGTAGCGCGATTCAGTTTGACTAGGTGGCATACCCCGCGCTGAACAGCATGAACGTCGTACTGTAGCATTGATGCCGCAATCTCTTTGTTCGTTAAGCCAGGGTTAGCGGCGATGAAAATCTGAATGTCTTTCAAGAGGCTCATGGCTTAGCTCCTCTGAAACCTGCCGGGATTGCTTTGTCGGGTCCACCGAAGGTGAGCGAATTGTTTTTTCGGGCTGCATCCCAGTCCTCACGTTTTGGCCTGCCTTTCGCATTCCAGCGAGTAGCAATCTGCAGGTAGCTTGGGAATTTCCCCGGAGTGAACAGAGTCTTTGGTCGCATGTACTGATAGTCCTCCAGACCTTTCCAGTGCTCGTTCTTGTAGTCGATCACCAGCATGAGTTCTTCAGGAGTGAAGCCCTCACGAAGTCTTGCCCGGATGTTATCCAGCGATGCAGGGCAGTTCTGGAAGCGCGCACCGCTCACCTGGTTGAGATGTTTCAGTACCGATTTGGAATTGTCAGTCAGCAAAACGTCAGGATCACTCTCCTTGCCAGAACTCAAATCGTCGGGTTGCTGGGCAACCTGACAAGAAGGTTTTTTATCTGATGGATCTGTAGTTGATTTTACTGACGGATCCCCACCAGATTCTGACGGGTGAAAACTGCCATTATTACTGTTTTTCGACGCATCAAATTTTGACGGGTCGGATTTTGATGCATCAGATTTTGACGCGTCAGATTCTGACAGGTGAGAAAAGGCAGCTGCCTGTAATTTCGAAACATTGAGCTGGTAAACATTCGATGCATTGCGGTTGCCTTTACGACGCTGCTGGCGGGTTAACCAGCCGTCTTTTTCCAGCTGAGATATAGCTGTGCGAACCGTGCTCTCACCAGCACCAATCTGGCGCGCGATGGTAGCAATAGAAGGCCAGCTCACCCCTTCATCACTGCTGAAGTCTGCCAGGCGCGCCATGATGGCAACGCTGGACAGCTTCATACCTGAAGAAGCGCAAGCGTCCCAAACGTAACCGGTTAATTTAGTGCTCATGGTCGTCCTTTAACTCTGTAAATTTACGCTGGAATTGCTCAAGAGGGCTGAAGCACTCATGATCGTACCCTTCGCGAAGGTATATAACGCGTCGAGTCTGTGGCTCCCATCTGATGACACGGACAGGGACGCCGTAGTGGTCTTTGAATCGCCGGTTAACTTCAGCCACTCCTCACGCCCCTTCTCGTTCATCTGTGCAAAAGCCTCTACCATCGCGTTCTCAGGCTGGTAGTTGTTCGCGACAGCCTGGTCGTTTAATCTCTCCACATAGCCGAACGGGGAATCTTTCCCCACCAGCGGAAGGCATCGGAATTGCTTAGCTGGTCTCAATCGGTTTAAACTGTTCATGCGTTAGTTTCTCCACTGAATACGACACGCCAAGACGCCCGGAGCTGCACACTCGCGGGCGTCACTTTTTTTGGCTTTTCTTACGGCTAAACAGCGCGACAATCGCGCGGATTTCTTCTTCACGCGCAGCCAGGTGGCGGCGGTGATACTCGTTAATTTCTTCCGCTTCATGAGGTTCTATCACTCCGTCTTCCAGTGCTTTCTGAATAACGGTGTCGACACGTCCACGGGCAGCTGATGTACGCATTGCACGATCAAACAAGTCGACACGGTCCAGGTCTTCCAGATGCGGAACATCCACCAGCAATGCGCCGCGACGACGGGCAAAGTAATCTGCAAGGAGAGACGTGTTTGAAATGTCCTCCATCGCCTCCAGCTCGTTCACTTCGAAAAAGCGGCAGCCGTTCTTCTCGTACAGGTTGTTGTTGAACTGCGTTACGGACATGCCAAGAGCACCGGCCATAGCCTCACGGCCACCTGGGTACGCTTTGCACATCGCTTTTACTACTTCTTTCAGGCTTTGCTCTACCATGTTGTTTTCCCTTTGGTAGTTACGAAATGCTGGTTACTGGGTTACGGTGTTACTGCAACGTCAGGATCAATAGGTTTGTTTTTGTTAGGGAATGGTCGAACTTCCTCGGCTTCAATTTTCCCGTCTTCGTTTACTAGGATATTTACCCGGCGATTACGCTTGAGGGCTTTACTGATGGCGCTTTGGTATACCCCAAGAGCCTCAGCGGTTTTGGCCTGACCGTTTTCCAAAACATATTCAGAGAGCGGAATAATCTTCATTGGTTTTCCTCGTGGTTTGCACATAAGGAGTATCACTGCTAGTGATAAATATGTCAACACTAGCGGTGATTGGTGATTATGCCGTGCGGTGATAAATTATGAGAATGAAAAAGAAACCATTGACCGCCGAACAAATCGCCGATGCCAACAGGCTGAAAGCTATCTTTGAGTCCAAGAAAAAAGCGCTGGGGCTCTCACAGGAGACTTTGGCTGAACAAATGGGTATGGGGCAAAGTGGTGTCGCTCAGTTACTGAATGGCACAAATGCTATCAACGCTACCCATGCTGCACAGTTCGCTAAAATTCTCGGAGTAAAAGTCGATGATTTCAGCCCATCCCTAGCAGCTGAGATATCAGCTATGTTTGAGGCGATTGCGAACGGAAGGAATCATTCCTCTGTATATGAGTACCCGCTATTAACCGAAGTACAGGCTGGCTCATTTTGCCCGGTTAGTACATACACAGAACGAGACGCGAAGGAATGGGTTTCAACAACTGTTAAAGCTAGTGATTCTGCCTTTTGGCTTGAGGTATCAGGTCATTCGATGACTGCCCCGCCAGGAGTAAAACCGAGTTTTCCTGAGGGAATGCTTATACTCATAGATCCTGAGCAGGATGTTGAGCCTGGTGATTTCTGTGTCGCAGGTATATTCAACGATTCAGAGGTCACTTTTAAAAAATTTGTTCGAGAAGATGGGAAGCCATGGCTTGAACCTCTAAACCCCAGCCCTCGCTATCAGGCCATTGAATGTAATGAGAATTGCAGGATAATAGGCAAAGTTGTTAAGGCCCAATGGCCTGAAAATATCTTCGAATAAGGAGCCATCCGGCTCCTTTTTTTTTGCATCTTTTTTCACCTTAACAATCATAAAGTTAACACTACTGATGATATTTTTATCACTACAGGTGTTGACCACTTAATCACTATTGGTGATACTCAATATGCGCCGGGGTGATGATGTTTAAGACCATCGGTAGGTTAGCAGTACGGTATATGGCACATGTGCCGCAGCGGTCCGGGGATTCCTTAGGCAGTATCCCGATCCAGCGGGTAGCCGGAATGTGCAAGCCAGTTGTGTACGACAGCCAGAGACGTTTCACCAGCGTGGCGATCAGGTGTGACACCTCGGAAGAGACGAGGGCAGCCATTCACGTTAAGCATCTAGCAGGGTGCTTAGCGGGACTGGAAGAGTTACCACTTGGAGACGGTCCTTTTAAATGTCCTGGACAGTGGCGCTTCGGCAGCGATAACCGCCGCGACAAGATTATGCAAAAGGGAAAGGTCGTTAAAACTCGTTAGGCCGATGAGTTCAAATGGCAATAAAGAACTGACAGCCGGGAAAGACCGGCACACAACATGAAAGCGCATTCCTCTTTCACTGATGGGGATCGGTTTGTTAACTGGCGGAGTGCGATTCCAGTTGTGGCATTAGCTCAGATGGATAGAGCAACGGCCTTCTAAGCCGTGGGTCGCAGGTTCGAATCCTGCATGCCGCGCCAGTATCACGTAGCCAGCGTGGTAAACCGTAGTAGCTGTACCAGATGCTGTGTGTAGTCTTGGCGGTCGGCAGTTGTGAATGTCCTTAATGTCGACCGCCCCTTTTACACAACTGAAAGCGCGTTCAGCCGGTTCTTTGAGAGACCTCAGTCGTTAAATCAACCTCAGGGGAACGCGCTCCCAATTGTGGAGAAGCTGACTGGCGGTGGCAGCCGCCCGTTTCACTAAGTGCCCTGGTTGGGTGCTTACTAAAACGAAAACCCTTTAATTTTTGTCGCCATCCGGCGAGGGATTCGTGCAACCAAAAATCAGCGCTGTGCAGAGCGCTTATAACACGGAGAAACTAACCATGACGAACACACAGAACGTCACCGAGTTACAACCACGCATGACCAGAGAGCAGCTTATTGACGCAGCTCGTAAGGCAGCCCCTCTCCTTCCTGCCGCTTATGGTTGGATGGTTAACGAACTGGCTAACCGCCTTGACTATACCAGCGTCGCGCTGTGTGAAGCGATGGCGCAGCGGAAAGAACTGGCTGAGCAGAACGCTACGCTACGTGAGGATGTCACCAGCTGGGCCAAAGAGTGTGACCGTATCGAAGAGCGCTACACAAAAACGCCTACCAACTTGCACCTGTTGGAAGCTCAGCGAGAACTCCGTGAGCTGCCTCGTGTCGTCATTTCCCTGAATAACGAGGTTGTTCTCTAATGGCTAACTCATTCAAGCAAATGACCAAGGCCGGTGTAATTAAGCGCACCGATACCGGGATGTTTATCGCTCTTTCAGATATCCACGTTCGTGAAGGTTTCAACAAGCGTGAAGACGATGAACGCACCCGCCAGGCTGATGATGACCTGTTCAACTACCTGATGAACGGCGGATCAGTTCCACCGCTGGAAGTTATCGCACGTGATGAAGGTGGTGTGTGGGTTGTAGAAGGTCACCGCCGTCGTCGCTGCTATGCGCGCTGTGCTGAAGCAGGCAAGCCAGTGGACCGCATCCACATCATGCCGTTCAACGGTAGCGATGTTCAGCGTCTGGCGCGCATCATGACCAGTAACAACCAGCTCCCGCTCTCCGATATGGAGCAGGCTGCAGTTATCCAGGAGCTGCATAACGCCTTCAACCAGACCACCAGCGAGATCGCAAAACTGGTCAACAAATCTGTTCCTACTGTCGAAAAGCTTCTGCTCCTTAGCACAGCTAACCACGACGTTCAGAAAGAAGTTAAATCCGGAACCGTGTCCGTAGATGTGGCCGTTGACCGAGTAAAAGAGTTTGGTGAAAAGGCAGGTGAGGTTCTTCAGAAGGACAAAGCTTCTGCTGCTGCCAGAGGTAAGAAGAAAGTCACCCGCAGCGTTATAGCGCCAGAAATTAGCGTTAAGAAAGCGCGTCGTCTTGTAGAGCTTATCAGCCTGGCAGGTATAAGCGACACAGGTGTTATCTCTCTCGAAGGATTGGTCCATGCAGAAGTGCTGGAAATTATCGACGAGCACAAAGCTATCGCCGCTCATCGCCATGGAGCAACGTCATGATTACAGGAACAACAAATTACGATGAGGTTCCGGTAGTGCCATGCACAATCTGCGGCGGTTACTACAAGGCTGATGAGCCAGAGACACACACCTGCGAGGCGCGTGAAGAATGAAAGACGAAGATTTAGACCGGTGCCCGCGCTGCAAAGAGGATATGTGGAAAGGACAGCATCTGTGCCGTAACTGCAAGCATGAAGATGATATGGAAGAATGGCCTGGTGGTGAGGGCATAGAGTGCGATATCTGCGGACACATAAGCGCTGACCCAGAAGGTCGCCACTTTTGCAGCGAGGGTGATAGCGATGAATAGCCGCCCAATGAGCAACATCGACAAACAGTCGCTGGAAGATGCGCTGGATTTTGACCTCTTCGAGGGCGACTTTGGCACGCCTGGTGACACAGAGCTTTCAAACAAAATAGTTATCAGTCGCGGTGAATATAAATGCCATATCTGTCACGGGCCAGTTTTGAAGGGTGAGGTTCACCGCAGCTCAACGTGGAAATTTGATGGTGAGTTAATGTCTTATCGCTGCTGTAACGAGTGCTGCAAAGCCATGGTTGCCAGTGTCAATGGTGATTATGAAGAAGATGACCCAATTGAAGCGCGCTACGCACTTGGACACAAACGCAGGGGATGGGCAGCATGATTATCGGCAAACAAGGTCTGTGCGCCGCCGCCGGCGAAGGAGAGTGAGCATGGCACTGACGAAAAAACAGCGCGCGGTGCTGCGCATGAAGTTCGGCGGCCGTTGTGCTTACTGTGGGTGCGATTTGCCGGAAAAAGGCTGGCACGCTGACCACGTCGAGGCGGCATTGCGTAAGTGGGAATTCGGCGAGCGACATACTGATGGAACCAGATGCACCGTCGCAACGGGAGAGTTCTGGCGACCGGAGAATGACGCTATCGAAAATCTGTTCCCAGCCTGCGCTCCATGCAATCTGTTTAAAGCTACCTTCACCGTTGAAGGATTCCGCGAACAGATAGAGGCACAGGCGGAGCGCGCGCGAGCATACAGCGTAAATTTCCGAACGGCGGAGCGCTTTGGCCTGGTTGAAGTAATCAATAAGCCGGTTGTGTTCTGGTTTGAACGGTATCAGGAAGGAGCGACAGCATGAGCACTATTACCAAAGAGTTCACCAAAGAGCAGTTGACCGGAATTATCGAGTCGGTAGACGACCTGAATGAAGAGTTGGAGAACGATCGGAAATGTCACGGCATGGCGGGGAATAAAATCACAGAAAAGTGGGATTATCTAAATGACCGAGTCGCTCCACCGGAAGTAGTAAAGCGCCTGGCTGAAGTCGCGCTGGCATCGCTCGAAGCGGAGCCTGTGGCGTATATGGTTGGCACGCAACTTCTGGAAAACATGACACAGGCGATTGCGTACAAGGCTGATACAGCCATGCAAATTAAGCCGCTATTCACCGCCCCGCCCGCGCCAGTAACCATTAACGCTGAGCCCGTTGCATGGCTGTGGTCACACAGGAAACACCCGAGCGAAGTAACGCTTGTTCGCCCTGAAGATGATGAGAGAGCTGAAGGTGCTCACTGGTCTGGGTGGAGTTGTCAGGCGCTTTATGCAGCACCGCCAGCGCCGGCAGCAATGAAAGACCATCAGATTCGTGAGCTGGTAAATGAGCTGCGCGATATCGCTGTCGAGTACCACGGCACACAGCAGCTACGTGAACGCATCGCCAGAACTATTCGCGCCGCCATGCTTCATGGTGCCGATGGCAACTCTCCTGTGATTCCGGATGGTTGGGTTATGGTGCCAGAGGAGCCTACTCATGAAATGCTTGAGGCTGGTGATGAGCAATTTGGAACGTATGATGTCTATCGCCGGATGATTGCAGCAGCACTGCAGCAGGAGGTGAAGCCGTGAGTAAATCCGAAGCTTTTAAATACGCAATGATAATTGGCTTTGGTTTAGCCGCCGGTGTTCACCTTTACGTTGCCTGGGCATCTCTGCTTGAGCTTGCCTGGGGTGCGATTAAAGGGGTGTTTAATCATGGCTAACCCATTCGATTTCGTGACGTTCGTGCTGCTGGTCATCGGAGCACTTCAGGGTATTGGGCGGCTGCCATGGTGAGCAAACTCAAACAACGGCGCATGCGCCGCCTTAAAGCCGACGTGGCCTGGTGGCGCGAGGAGGCGGAAGATTGCCGCTCCCGTCTGCTGGAACTGGCCGGAGAAATCGACAGGCTCAAAAAGCTGGTTATCCGCGTGCCGATGCCGGTTCTCATGCCGAAGGAGATGGTCCACCAGCTCTATTACACCGAAACAAAAAGATGTCGTACCTGCAATGATGGGCTTCGTGGTGGTTGTTCATCTTGCATTTTCTATAAGAGATAGCCGGGTGCAGCCGGTTAAGTGGAGAGCAACATATGGGGCAGTTAGTAACACTACATGAGTGGGCTTCGGGTCCTAATGGGTTCAAATATCCATTAAGCAACTCAGCACTAAACAAAATAGCCAAGACCAAGCAAACTTTCCCACCAGCTTTAAAGCAAGGTCGCCGCTGGGTTATAGATGAGGACGCTCGTTTTATTGGCATGGTAAGCAATGTTGATATTTCATCATCATTATCAGACAAGGCTCGCCAGTTAGTGGAGAAAGCAATAAATGGCAGCTCGCCCCAGAAAGCATAACGTTAAAATACCTAACCTGTATTGCAAGTTGGATAAACGTACATCAAAAATCTACTGGCAATATCGCCACCCTGTCACTGGAACATTTGTTGGTTTTGGAACAGATGAAGAGGCAGCCAAAGCTGCTGCTACGGAGTTAAATCGGATAACATCTGAGCAGGAAACACGTCAATCCTTCGCTCTTATCGATATGGCCATTAAGAAGACAGATAAGAAAGAGAAAGGAATTCGAGTCGCAGACTGGATAAAAAGGTACGTAGATATTCAGATGGAAAGGATGCGTGACGGAGAAATAAAAAAACCGACCGTAAAATCTAGGAGGTTATGTGCTCAAGTTCTGGCTGACAGAGCTCCTAACGTTCGCCTAAAAGATGTTGACACGAAGTTAATCGCAAAAATTATTGATGAATATAAGTCTGAAGGTAAACATCGAATGGGTCAGCTGATTAGGAGCGTGCTTAACGACGTATTTAAAGAGGCTCAACATGCTGGTGAGGTTGAACCCGGCTACAATCCTGCTTTAGCAGTTAAAAATCCGATAGCAAAGGTAAAGCGAAGCAGGCTCAGTATCGAACAATGGAAGCTAATCTATGAAAGCGCGGGAACATTGCCACCATGCGCTCAGAATTCCATGCTATTGGCTTTGGTGACGGGTCAACGTATTGGCGACATAGTGGCGATGAAGTTTAGCGATATATGGGATAATCATCTTCATATAACCCAAAGTAAAACAGGAATGAAGTTAGCTATTCCTTTAAATTTACGGTGTGATGCTATTGGCATGACGCTTGCAGAAGTAATAAGTAAGTGTCGAGACAGAGTTGTGAGCCCGTATATGATACACCACGTGAAACATCATGCTTACGGTAAAGCTGGTTCTCACGTTCCTGAAAAAACAATATCTAAGTATTTCAAAGAAGCGAGAGATAAAGCAAATATTGACTGGCCAAAGGATTGTATTGCCCTGCCCCCATTTCATGAGCAGCGTTCGCTTTCATCTAGAACCTATAAAGCACAGGGTATTGATGTCAAAACTTTGCTTGGCCATAAAACTGAAGCGATGAGCACAATGTATGGAGATGATCGGGGTCTGGAGTGGAACAAACTTGTGATTTAGCGAGATAGATAACTTTTAGAAAGTGCCAAATGATAAGCTGGCGTTATATGAGTTTTGGGGATTTGTTTTGGGGATGATTTGGGGAATAAAAATTAACCTTATAAAACAATAAAATAAAAATCATCGAATTGTTCCACAAGCAGTCTGCTACCAGCAATGCATAATCCCACAGCCAGCGAACCCGCTGGCTGTTTTCTTTCGACCCCGTTCATCCCGTGCTAATGTAGACCCCTGCATACTGGATTATCACCGGGAAAATCGTTATGACTGACGACGTTATTGGAACAGGAACCCACCAGCAGCTCATTACCTTACTCACCGAGCAGGGCGCGCGTTTTCGCGTCATGGAGCACGAGGCGGTCGGGAAATGTGAAGCGGTAAGTGAAATTCGCGGAACCGACCTGCGGCAAGGCGCTAAAGCCCTGGTCTGCAAGGTGAAGGGAAACGGCGTAAAGAAACATGTTCTGGCGATCCTCGCCGCCGACCTGCAGGCTGACCTGAGCCAGCTTGCCAGCCATTTTGGCGGGCTAAAGGCCTCCCTCGCCAGCCCGGCCGAAGTCGATGCCCTGACCGCCTGCGTTTTCGGCGCTATCCCGCCCTTTAGCTTCCATCCTGATTTGGCGCTGGTTGCCGACCCGCTGCTGTTCGAGCGCTTTGACGAAATCGCGTTTAACGCCGGCCTGCTGGAGAAATCCGTGATTATGGATACCCAGGATTACCTGCGCATCGCCCGTCCTGAGCTCGTCACCTTCCATAAAGCCTAA